AAAGTAGAAGCCGGGGTCGACAAAACAGTCTTCTTCCCTGGTACAGTAGCAGGAACTAAAGGTGTAGCATGGAATGGTGTTACATCAATCTCAGATTCACCAGAAGGCGGCGACGCTAACGACAAATATGCTGACAACATGGTTTACGTTTCATTCCGTGGTGCCGTTAAGAATAATGGTACTGTTGAATGCTTAACTTACCCATATGAATTAGATACTCACATGGGACGTGTTGGTGGCGAAGGTGTTGCTATCTCAGGCGGACCTATCAAACCTTACTGCTTAGCATGGCGTACATTAGTTGGTAACGCTCAGGACGGTATTGAAGCAGCTGAAAAATTATCATTCAGATGGAACGCTTCATCTAAACCATTCGAAAGACAGTCTCAGACATTACAGGATAACGTTGAAACTGCAACATTCTCTGTAGCATATTCAACTGTTGATACCCCTGTAACTATCACAGAAGAAGACAAAACTAAGTTAAATGCTTTAGGTGGAAGCTTCGCTGACATCGCTAAACTTACAAGAACTTCTGCTGTATCAATCGAAAAGAACGCTAAAACAGAAGCTGCTTATAACGCTTTATGCGATGCAATCTATGGTACAGAAGAAGAAGATTCTAAATTATTAACTCCATCTGAAGTAATCCATATTATCGCTACTAACGTCAGTAATGCCTAGCAGGATAGTTGCTAGACTTACCGATAATGATGAAAACGAAATCACCGATGAGGTGGACAGAGTAATTACAACTGAGGGTTAGGAGAGTTTATACTTTCCTCCCCTCTTATCTTTTTTAGAAACATGAGGAGGTTCTCAAATGATAAAAATTAGAGTAGAACCGGTGGAAGAGTTCAACTCCATGACTAACGAGTTCAAGATTAAGGACGGACTCGAAGGAGGGTTGTTCTCATTTGAGAACTCCCTTAAGGCTATTTCAAAATGGGAAGCTATATGGCAGAAACCATACCTTAATCCATTTAATGAATATCGCACTCCAGAGGAGGCAGCCTCTTATTACGAATGTATGTGTATCACACCTGGTTTTAACAGAGCTTATCTGAATCAACCAGACGTACTATCGGCACTTGAGGACTACGTCATGACATCACATACAGCAACCAAAGCTAATAGCAAGGATTCAGGCGGAAAGATACGAATGTATACCTCTGAAGAGATTTATGCTATGATGGCTGTAGCACGAATTCCGTTTGAGTGTGACAAATGGGAAATTAATAGACTTATGGCGCTTATTGGCGAAGTTAGCAAACTCAATGCGGCATCTGGAGAGAAATCAGAACAAGACCGTAAGAAAGTTGCTGACAGAATTGTTGACGAGAACAGACGAAGACAAGAGCGCTTTAAGAAAGAAGGGAGGTATATCTGATGAAATTAGACATCTCGGTTACTGGGGGAACTCAGGTACGCAAGCTATTAGAGCAATATGCTAACGCAGACCCTAGTAAAAACCTAGATAAGATGGGTTCCGAGATATGCCAAATACTAGCTAAGCGTACACCAGTTAGGACTGGAGAAACTGCTAGGTCTTGGAAACATACTACCAAGAAGACATCTAACGGATTTGAGATAAACGTCACAAACGATGCTCACATCAAAGAGGTTACAGGATTCATCTGGCTGCTTGAGTTTGGGCATGGAAGTAGATGGGGTAAGTTCTATCCTGGTAGGTTTATGATTACCAAGTCAACGACAGATATCCAACAATGTATTAGCAAAAATATACGGGAGGTGTTAAATAGCCATGGCTCTAGGTAGTAGACCAATAGACGACGTTGTTGTTCGTATGAAAATGGAAAACGACGACTTCCTGAATAAAGCTAAAAAGTCGTTACAGACCTTCGACGACTTAACTAAGAAAATGGAAGGTTCCAAAACCGTAGATATGAGCAAAATTGCTGATGGTGTAGAAAACATCTCAAATAAGTTTACGTTATTGGGAAGCCTTGCTCGAAACACATTCGATAGAATCTCGAACATGGCTATTGATGCAGGTATTAAGCTTGCAAAAGCGTTCGTGTTAGACCCAATTGCTCAGGGTTGGCAGGAATACCAGTTGAAGATGGATTCAATGAAGACTATCATGTCTTCTACAGGTGAAAGCATCACAACTGTAAAGAAATATTTGGAAGAATTGAATAAATACTCAGATGACACTATTTATTCATTCTCTGATATGACTAGCAACATCGGTAAATTCACAAATGCCGGTGTAAAGTTAGATAAAGCCGTAAACGCTATTAAGGGGGTTGCCAACATAGCGGCAGTTTCTGGTGCTAACTCAAACGAAGCATCAAGAGCTATGTATAACTTCTCACAGGCGTTATCAACAGGTTTCGTAAAGTTAATCGACTGGAAGTCAATCGAAAATGCGAACATGGCTACTAAGGAATTTAAAGATGAATTATTAAAGACTGCCGTAGCTATGGGTGAAGCTAAAGATATGGGCAATGGTATGTACCAAATTCTATCACGTAACTCAAAAGGTAAAGCGTTTGACGAATTGGTATCAGCTACTCAGAACTTCAACGACTCACTATCTTATCGTTGGATGACAACAGAAGTATTAACTGAAACATTGGAACATTATGCTAAAAATGTTGACTCTATGACAGCGTCTGAGAAGAAAGCATATGAAGAAGAACTTCGTAGAAAAGGTTTCAATGAAAAAAGAATTAAGGAGATTGAGGAATTAGGTAGAAAAGCAACTAAAGCCGCTACTGAAGTAAGAACTTGGCAGAAACTGGTTGAGTCTTTACAGGAAGCAGTTGGTTCTCAGTGGGCTATAATCTTTGAATCAATCTTCGGGGATATGGAACAGGCTACAAGACTTTGGACAGCTATCAATGACGTAGCATCTAAAGTTATCGACAACACTGTTGGAGCATTAGCAAGAATGATTTCTGAGTGGTCTAAACTTGGTGGTCGAGAATCCCTGTTAGCTACCATCGCAAACTCATTTAAGGCGATAGGCAATTTCCTAGCCCCAATTGTGGAGCTCATAGGAGCATTCTTACCTAAGGGAGACGGTATGGGTAGAACCCTAGCCATCATTTCCGCTGCTGTAGAGAAACTATCTCAAAAGGTAGTTGTGTTCTCTAGTGGGGTAAGAACTCTTGTGGAGGCGGTCACTAAACCACTTGGCTCTGTAGTCAAAATGGTTAAATCTATTGTTGGCTTAGTAGGTAGAGTGGCAGGCACATTGTTAATGGATTTGCTACCTGAAGGTTTGGTTAACAGATTAAAATCTGTAGGTGACTTCATTAATAGAATGCTCGGAAAAATTAGCGATGGAACTAAAAAACTAACCGATAGAATTGATAAGGTTACAGCCAAAATCAAAACTATCTCAGGTCGCCAAGGTTTAGACGCTATAAACCGAAAGCTTAATGACCTGACAAAAGGTAAGTGGAGCAAAGCATTAGACACTGTCGTCAAGAAACTCTCAGAAGTCCACAGCTTTGTTGGTGGTAAGTTCTCTGGGGCTTTCAAAGGACTAACGAAGTTAATGTCTCCAGTAATTGACGCTATAAAGAGTTTCTCTATCAAGAAGTTTACTATCAATCTATTCAGGGATAGAGACATTGACGTGGCTAAGACCGCCTCAAAAATATTTGAAAGTATCCTAAGCACTATTAAGAGAATTAAGGATGCTATTAAGTCATTTAGTTTTAGGAATATGTTTGATGGTATTAAGAACATGTTCTCATTCAAATCTCCAGTAGTTGACGTACAAGCTAAGGCTACTGGTATAGATACAACTGAGTTAGAAAATGCTAGTAAGCTATCTCAGGTTATGGAAAAAATTAAGGACTCATTTGGTAATATTGTCAAAGGGATTTCTGACATGCCATTACTGAAAGGTATTGGAGAGACATTCAGCAAGATTAGAGACGCGGTAACAAATACCGAAGTTCCTAAATTTGTTAAATCTATCCAAGACGTTACGGTAAATACTAAGAACATAAACGTCTTCGATGGCTTAGCCAAGAGCTTCAAGTCGTTCCGTAAGACTATGGGTAAAGTGTTCGACTTCCCAGTTCTTAGAAAATCTATTCAGAATTTCGCCAACTTCTTACCTAAATCGTTCCAGACACCTCTAGCT